TCCACGGTCGGCTCTGGTAGCCGGTGGGCGCGTTGCTGGCGTACTGGGCGACCCACAGGCCGCAGTTGGCGCGCACGTCGCCGGGTATCTGGCCCAGCGCGCTGGCCTGCACGTACACCATCGGCCATACGCCGGTGAGCGTGTGGACGCGCTGGACGAACCGGCGAACCCAGTCGCCGTTGCCCCACTGGGCGTTCTGATAGGACTCCCAGTCGAGCACGAGCACTGCCCTGCCGACGAAGTCGCGTGCCCGGCCGACGAAGTAGTCGGCCTCGCTCGCGGCGTTGTTGCCGCCGGCGTAATGGTACAGGCCGAGGCTCTTGCCCCGGTCTGTCACGCACTTGGCCTGCGTGCGCCAACTGGAGTTCTCGAAGCCCACGCCCTGACTGACCTTGACTACGGCGAAGTCGTAGCTGGCGGTGCAGGTCACGTTCCAGGCCTGCCAGCCGGACACGTCGATGCCTACCATGTCGGCCATCGCGATCGCCGGCGTGCATGCGAGCAGCACGGCGAACAATGCCGCGATGAGGGCCTGTAGCGGCTTGCTTCTGTTCTTGAATTTGCCCAAATTCGTTTTCCTTCCTATGTGGTGGGCATGGAAATAGCCCCCGCCGGGATCGGCGAGGGCTAAGCCTGTGGTTTTCTCGGGGCTATCGGCGCACTCTGGATGTCGTTGTTGAGGCTGGTGCCGTGACCGTTGCCGCCGAGCGCGTGGTACACGTCGTAGAGGCGTTGGCTGCGGCCTTTGAGGTCCTCGTCGGCTATGCCGTCGTTGGCGACCATCTCGGCGCGCAGGTCCTCGAGCCGGCACAACAGGAGTTCGCGCACGGCCTGGTCCAACACGGACGTATTGTCGAGGTGTTTGAGCATCCACGCGGTGATGGTGCCGGTCGCACCGGAGCCGAGGATCATGCCCACGAATGTGAGCCATACTGGTATCGTCTCGTTCATCTAGGCCATGGCCTTCTTTCCTTTCGCTAGTTGTTCTGCAATGGCATCGTGCCGCCGGTGAAGAAGCTCTCGTCGCTGCCGGCCTCGGTGCAGATGATCTGGTAGAACGCGGTGTCCTTGCCGGTCCGGCCTCGGAAGATGAGTTTGACGACACCGTCGGAGGGCACGGTTAAGCCGACGCGCAGGCGTTCGTTGTTGGCCCAGGTCTTCGAGTCGGCGAGCACGTTGTCAGACGAGTCCTTGACCGACAGCAGCGGCCCGCGGAACGTGTCCGTGGTATCGGCGAAACCACAGCTCGCGATGAACGCGCACTTCACGCCCGCCGGCAGGCCCGAGACCACCCATCCGGCGTAGCCGCCGGCGGTGTCGGACGAATGCCGCAGGATGATGCCCGGATTGTTCGGTGAACCCCACTGGTGGACGGTGCAGTCGATGCTCCTCGTGGGTTTCGGGTCGCCGTACGTGGGGTTCGGGAACCAGTTGTGGCGTTGCATCATCGGCCCTCACCGCCGATCACTGCAGGGGCATCGAGCCTCCGTCGAACCACGGGAACCGGGGGAGGAGTTGTTGGACGGTCGGCCATTCGTCGCCCTCGTACACGGCCAAGGCCTCCAACGTCAAACTGCCCCCGCCCTGGCAGAAGATGCTGCGGGTGCCGCCCCCGACGGCCTTCGCCGCCTTCCACGTGGCACCCGATGGGGTCGTGCCCGAGGCGAGCGGCGTGCCGCTCTCTATTTCCACGTTCAGCCCGCTGGTGGCCGTGTAGGCGACGACCAAGACACGGCCCCATCTCATCAGTTCCAGCCACTCCTGAAAGTTGCCTAACGACCAGGTGTCGTTGTCGGCATGCGTGTAGCGGTAGCGCCCGTCGGCGAGGCGCTCGACATTCACGCCGCCGCTGCTGGCCCACGTGTTTAACTGCTTGTGGCATGAGGGGTCGGTGTACAGGTTGGTGATGTAGCTCATGCGGCCACCACCCAGTCAGAGCGGCGGAGGCGAGCAGCCAGACGATGGCGTTTAGCCCTGCCCCCCCCCCATTAACGGCATGGTGTCGCCGTCGAATCCTGATGCCAGCTTGTAGCCGTCGATCATGCGCCGGTATTCTGTTTCGTCGGGCAGAACCGTCATATGCTTGAGGACGACGTTGCCATTGTTGTAACGGATCGCGCAGATGCTGTCCTTGAGTGCTTTGATGACGAGCAGCCAGCCGTTGTCGGATATGATCGTGCAGTCGGAGGGGTAATCGGCTTCGGCTTTTGCGTTGTTGCCTTGGTATTGGACGACTATGATGCCGCCCTTCGGGATTATGTTGGTGGAGGGTTGCAGGGTGAAGTTCAGCTGTCCGTCCCCGATCGCGTAACGGTAATGCTTATCGTCGGTTTTGGTGACGTTGGAGCGCCATGAGTTGCGTTGCTTCAGGCAGTTCGGGTCGGTGTCGAGGTTGTGTACGAGGCCAATCGCCGTTGTTTCCGCCATGACAATTCCTTTCTGTTTTCGGGTATGAAAAAAGCCACCCCGTGGGGTGGCTTTCGGGAAAATGGTTTGGCTGATTACTTGTTTTCGGCCTGCTTGGCCTCAAGCTCGGCGAGCCTGCGTTGCAGGGTGGCGACGTCGCGTTGCAGGCTCATGGCCTGCGCCTGGCTGATGGCCAGCTGGCGCGCCTGGCTGGCGAGCTGCGTGGTCATGTTGTCGAGCACGTCGTTGATGTCCGCCTGCACGGGGTTTTCGGTTGTGTTGTCTGTCATTGGTTATCTCCTATCGGTGATGGTCTGTGTGACGTCGTTCAGAAATCTGGTTCTCGCCTGGGCGATTTCCGTCGCATGCTCTGAGAGCAGGGTGGCGAGGCTCGTGGCGTCCACGCCGGCGGGCAACCGTATCGACGGCTCCGGTTCGTCCGTCGGGGAGCCGTCCAACGCCTGCGCGACGGCGAGAGCCGCGTCCGCCTCGTACGAGTCCACGGCCACCGGCTCCAATCCCAACAGTCGGCGGGTCTCCGCACGCCCGTCGGCGGCCAGCGCCCCGTTCGCCTTGAACGCGCGGTGCAGTGATGCGGCGCGCACCTGATTCAGGTCGACGAGCGCGTCATGCTCCACCTGCTCGTAGGCGCTCGTCCACGCGTTGCGACCTGACTCCGCGTCGATGACGCCGGGGTCGGCGACGCGTTTCGAGACATCGAGCATCATGGCCACGGTCTCCATGTCGGACGTGGTGCCGAGCAGCAGGCCCGTGGCGGCGATGTCCGTCAAATGGGTTCCCCATGCCGTGCCGCCGTCGATGCGCCCGTCCGGCGATGGTTCGCCGCTTCCCGGCAGGTCGACGAAGAGCCGGTCTCCGATGATTCGCATGGTTCCTCCACTATTTCCTCAGGTATCCGAACATCGTGCACCAGATGTTGGTGCCGCCGCCGGGGAACATGCTGTAGCCGCCGACGTTCGCGGGCATCGACTGGACCATGATCTCGGCCCCACTGCTGCTCTCGTTGCAGGGGGCGCTGGTGCACAGAGCGTCGCCGGTGGCGTTGTTGACGCCGCCGACGATCTTGTAGCTGCCGTATCTCGGCGGCGTCCACGAGCCCTTGAACCGAAATACCATCCATGGGCTGATGTGGTGGATCCCATCCCAGTACATCGACTGAAATGTGCCTCTGGACGCATACATTCCCAAGAAACCTCCCATGTACAGGTATCCGCTGTCGATGTCGGCTTGGATGCCGACTCGGCCATTGGGGTCCTGCGCGGCGAGCGTGGCGGTCGTGTCCCCGGTCTTGGGAGACCACAGAGTTAGGTAGGCGCGCTTTGTGCCGGTATCGGGCGAGTCATAGTCCTGATATGCGGCGAGGAACACGGTGCCGCCCTTGGTGGTGTTGTCGGAGCCCTTGCGTTCGCCGATTCTGGCGAACGCGCCGGGGTCGTGCTCCGCGCGGTGGCCGCCGTTGAACGTGAGCGCGCTGACTTCGCCTTCCTGCTGCGTGGTGGACTCGACCGCGATGTACGGGTGTTTGTACGAGCCGGTGCCGTGGTAGAACTGGATGCCCGCGCCCTCCAGCTTATCCGAGCCCGTGACCTCGGACTGTTGGAACGAGGGGCTTATCATCACCCTGTTGCCCGAGGTTCCGGTCTGGAACGTGCCCGTCAGCAGGTTGCTGCCGCCCTCGCCGTCCAGGTGCACGGTCTGGTTGCGCCTGGAGTCCCACATGTCCAGCGCGTTGCCCTTGAGCTTCCAACCCGTGTTATCCGCAGTGCTGGATTGGAAGATACTGCCGGTGAACACGTAGCCGACGAACTGGCCCGCCGCCACCTTGTCGCTGGTGATGGACTGGGCGGCGATGTTCCTCGCCACGATCGTGTTCGACGCGATCTCGTCGCCCGTGATCGACTGGCTGACTATCTTCGACGCGTTCACGCTGTTGGCGGCGAGCTTGTCCACGGTCACGGACAATGCGGCCAGTTTCTCGGTGGTGATGGCTCCCGAGACGATGTTGCCCGCGTTGACCGCGTTCGCGGCGATCTTGCCCGCCACTACGCTGTTCGCGGCGAGCTTGTCGGCGGTCACCGCCAACGCGGCCAGCTTGTCCGTCGAAATGGCTCCGGCCACGATCTTGCTCGCGTCCACCGAGTTGGCGGCCAGCTTGTCCACGGTCACCGCGCCGGCGACGATGTTGCCCGCGTCCACGCTGTTGGCCGCGAGCTTGCCCGCCACCACCGAGTTGGCGGCGAGTTTGTCGGCGGTAACCGCCAAAGCGGCCAGCTTGTCCGTGGTGATGGCACCGGAGGCTATCTTGCCGGCGACTATCGCGTTCGCCGCCACCTTGTCCGTGGTGATCGCGCCGGCCACCAGCTTCTCCGTCGTGATGCTGTTCGCCGCCATGTTGGAGGCGACCACGCTGCCGGAAGCGAGAATGTTCGCGGCCACGATGTTGCGCTCGTTCCACCGCGAACCGTCGAAGACGTACACGCCGATGAAACGGCTGGACAACGGCACGAGCCAGCTCGCGCTGTTGTTCGGCTCGCCCTCCCAACCCGTATAGAAGTCGGCCAGCAGGGACGTGCTGTCGTTCGCAGCGCCGGACCAGCGCGTCCAGTATTTTTGGGTTTTGTACCAGAAATCACCCTGACGCACGGTCACGCCGGAAAGCGTGGTCGGGTCGTCGGGCCCCTCGTACACGTTGTGCAGGCCGTCGAGGCTCTTGCCCACGGAATTGGCCTTGTCCAACGCGGACTGGGCCTTCGACGCGGCGTTCGCGATGTCGGACTTCGCCGACTCGATGGCCGCGCTGGCCTTGCCCGCTTCGTTTTTCGCGTTGGCCGCGTCCGACTTGGCCTGCGTGATGTCCTTCTTCGCCTGCGCGATGTCGCCCTGAGCCGCGTCCAGTTCCCTGTTCGCGTTATCGATGGCCGTCTTGTTCGACGTGATCTGCTTGTTCGCGTTGCCGATGGCCGTCGTGTTGTTGGCGATGTCCTGCTTCGCCTGCGTCAGGTCGGACTTCGCCGTAGCCAATTCCCTGTTCGCGTTGCCTATCGCCGTCGTATTGCCGGCGATATCCTGCTTGGCTTGGGACAATTCCCTGTTCGCGTTGTCGATGGCGGTCTTGTTGTCCCGCAGATCCTTGTCGAGCCTGTCCAGGTCGGTCTGGGACACCGCGCTGGCGACCGTGATCGACGCGCCCACACCCCAATCCGACTTGTTGCCCGAATGATCGACCGAACGCAAAGCGAACCAGTAGGCGCGATACTCCAATCCGGTGACGACGCAATGCCCGTCACGCGCCACGCTGTCCCGGTATTTCCAGTTCCCGTTGGAGTCGCTGATGCCGACCTCCACGTGGTCGAAGTCCAGCTCCATGCCGCCGCCGGCATTGTTCCTGCCGTCCCACTGCACGTCCACCACACCCAATTTCGAGGTGAGTATCGGCTTGGACGGGATGCTCGGCGGCGTCACGTCACTGGCCACGAGGGCCACGACCACGTTCGACCAGTCGCCCAATTTGTCCGAATACGTTGGCACGGCCCTGACCCGGAACTCATAGCGTTGCCCGCATTCCAACCCGCCGATGCCCAACGTCAACCGCTGCGCATCCGTCACGCCACCGGAAACCCACGGCGCACCAGCAAGATTCTTACGATACTCCACCCGGTAGCCCGAAATATCGATGGCCGTATCATCCGTCGCCTGAGAGACCGCAGCCCACTGCAGGGTAGCCAAACCCAACGCGGTGCCACGACTGGAGATATAGGCGTCCGTCTGCACCACAAGACCAGTCGGAGCCTTCGGCGTCCTATGATCCTTCTCCGGAGCGGGACGACCACCCTCGGAACCAGCGAGGGTCGCGCCGCCGGTGATACCGGCGATCTTCTTGGCGGCCCGCACCTGCGAGTCGTACACCTTGTCGTTGAGGGTGATCGAGGCTTTGAGCCCGTTGGAGTCGAGGCTGACGGTGACCTGTTGGATGCGCACCTTCTCGCCGTGCTGGACTGTGGGCGCGGTGATCCAGTCGCCGGGCCGGTAGTCCACCAACGGCAATGATTCGGCGTTGGTGACGAGCAGCGAGCGGGTGTACTGGCCGCGCACACGGGCCGCGCTGGCCAATGTGGTCTGCATGAACGCCTTGGCGGTGGCCTCGTCCGAGACTCCACCCTGAGAGACATAGGATTCCCAGCCACCCCACGGCGTGGGTGCCGCCGGATTCGACTCGCGGAAGATTAGCCCGTTGTCACCCTCCACGAGGATATCGCTGGAGAGGTCTTCGATGCTTTCCTCTTCGGGTGCCTCGAGTATGTCGTGCGCCATGCTGATGTGCACGCGGCCCGACAGGTCACGGCTGAGACTGGTGCTGTCGGCGTTCCAGATTCTGAGGGTGCGGCCCTCGGTGCGCCAGTCGATGGCACCGCCGCCCACCATGCTCGAAAGCATGCTGTTCAGGCTCGTGCCCAACGAGTAGTAGAGCGTGTACACGCTCTTCCAGTTCGCGCCAGCCGCGTCCTTGCCGGTGTCGAAACCGGGGGCCAAAACGAGGCCGGCACCCTTGCGGGCCTTGTTCTCATCGAGAATCGTTCTGATGATGGTGCCGGGGTTCTTCGACAGGAACGCGCGCTTGCCCTTGTTGTCGCCGTCCGCTATCAGATGCGCGGTGTCGTTGTTCAGAATCTTGTTGGCCAGCCAGCCCATGCTCTGGCAGGTGAGCGTCACCGTGTCCGACACGTCTTCGGCGTTGCGGGAGCGGCCTATGAGCAGGTAGCGGCAGTTGTAGGGTTCGCTCCATGTTCCGCCGTCACTGACCTCGAGCCCGATCTCGAGCCCCTGTTCGAGGCCGCGTTTCAGGATTCCGCCGCCGACGGTACGACGGCTGTAGACGACCTTGAGTGCTCCGAGGTCGTTGTTGACGATGCTCGCGTCCCATGAGAGCGGTGCGGGCAGGTTGCCGAGCCTGCCGCCGTTGGGCAGGTAGGCGACGAGGCGGGCGTGCAGTGTCTTGACCATAAGGGGACTCCAGACGTTGAAAACCGGCGCGGAAATTGCATAGAAGGGGAATACGGGGTCTACCACCATGCGCGGCGCACGTGCACGAGCAATGGCTCGCCGCTGCCGGTGATCTTCGACGTGAGCCGGTAGCCGTTGTCCACCGGGTTCGGCCAGCATTGCAGCAGGCCGCCCGCCGGATAATCCAAGCCGCCGGTCACGTCCGTGCCAGATTGCGTCCACTGATGATCCGCTGTGGACTGCCATGCGAGGCAGTTGCCCACGTCCACATACGTGTAGGCGTTCGCGTTGGCCGCACCCTGCCAGATGACGCCCGTGTTCGACGTGGGGTCGGTGACCGAGGCGCTGCTCACGCCCTTGGGCAGCCGTATTATCGGATCGTTGACGGGCGCGTCGCCGAACATGCCATCCGGTATGCCCGACGACAACGGGAGCAGCAGCGAGGGGGAGTTGTTCGTCTCGCCCATCCACATGGTCACGAAATCCGCCATGAGACTGGTCGAATCGTTCGCCGTGCCGCTCCACCGCGTCCAGTATTCCTGCCGCCATTGCACGGCTGACGGCCACAGCCAGTCCGTTGTGTTCGCCGCCACCTGACGGTCATACGCGACCGGATCGCGCCACCACACCTGGGGCATGGCGAACACCGCCGTGAACGGGGTGAGCCTGTCCAGCACGGTGCCTCCGTCGTCGGCCTCCAGACTGGCGAGCTCCACGACGGCCTGCTGTCTCCGCCCGTTGACCCGACGGCCCAATGTCAGGCTTGGTGCCGTGCACAGGCGCGCCAGGCGGCTCGAATCCAAACCCGAGGCATCGCCGTGGCCCAACGCGCCAGAACGGAACGCGGTGACCTTGAGCGTCACGCTGCGTTCCTCGAACGATGGCGCGAAACCGGAGGGTATCGTGCCATGCCGGAATGGGGCGCTGACCTTGCTGCGGGACACGGAGACCCCGGCGAACAGGGTGCTGCCCAATGTGACGCGGCAATACTGGGAGTCGAGGGCCACGCCGTTGAGCTCGTAATCGACACCGGCCATAAGCAACCCCCTTTAGATTCCGACCGTCAGCTTGTCGAGACTGTCGTTCGTGGCGAGTGGCCACGGGTCGGCCTGCGGATAGTAGTTGGTGATGTTCACGTTCGACGCGCTGCCGGTGTTCGGCGTGTAATCCATGCCTTGACCGCCGCCATACATGTAGGCCGGGGTTTTGAACCCGTTGGCAAGGCCGACGTTCATGCCGGCCACGTCGGACTGCACCTGCTGCCAGCCGGCGTTCAGGCTCTTGCGGAAACCGCCCATGATGGCCTCGCCGGCGGGGATCAGCAGCCTGCGGTCGTAGGGGAGCGGGCCCTTGTGCGAGGCGATCCAGCCGGCGATATTGCCCACGAAGCTCGTGATGTTGCCCCAGACGCTTTTCAGACCGTTCAGAAAGCCCCGCATGATGCTCGCGCCCGCGTTCCACAGCAATCCGCCGAGATTGCCGAGCGCGTTGAGGATACGGCCCGGGATCGAGGCGACGAACGAGACCGCGTTGTTGAACGCGCTGGTGATGCCGTTCCTCGCCTCGTCAAACTTATTGGCGAACCATTGGCCGATGCCTGCGAAGAACACCTGTATCCTGCCGGGAATCGAACCGATGAACGCGGTTAGCGCGTTCCACCCGTTCTGAATGTTCGCGGCCGCGTCGGAGAACCATTGCGTGATGTTCTGCCACGTGGTCTGGAAGAAGTCGGTGATGTACTGCCACTTGGACTGCAGGAAGCCGGTGAACTCCGCCCACAGTTGCCGACCGGCTTCGGTCTGGGTGAAGAACCAGACAAGACCAGCCACGAGTGCCGCTATCGCCACGACCAGTATCATGATCGGGTTCGCGCTCATGGCCGCGTTCAGCAGCCACTGGGCTGCAGTAGCCGCGGTTTCGGCCACGCTGAACGCCTTGATGAAACCGACCACGGTCTGAATGATCGAAAACAATTGGAACGCGCCGTATCCCGCCATGACGGCTATGGCAAGCGCCTGCATCCAGTCGGCGTTCTGCTGCACGAACGTACCGACCGATTGGAGGATCCCGCCGACGAAGTCCAGCACGTCGGAGAGACGCTGCGCCGAATCCTTGGCGCTGTCCGCGCCGCCGGTGAAGCCGAGCAGGCTGCCGATGACGCCGGCGAACGGGCCGACGATCGAACCGACCGCGCCGGCGATGCTTTTCACCCCGTTGGCGAACGTCTGCACGCCCTCGGTTTTCACGAGCGCGCCCGTGAAGTCGTTCACCCACTGCATCGCCTTGCCGATGCCGTCGCCCAACGCGGTGACCGCTCCGGTGATGTACGGTTTGACGGTGTTGACGATGTTCGCCGCACCGTCCACGATGGTGGCCTCGAGATTGCCGAACGCGCCCTCGAACGTCTGCGTGCTTTCCGCCGCCTTGATGGCGCCATCGTTCATGCCCAGTTGCATGAGCGCGTCGTTGAACTCCTGTGAGGTGATCTCTCCCTTGGCCATCGCGTCGCGGAAGTTGCCCGTGTACGCGCCGTTCTTCAGCATCGCCTCCTGGAGCTTGCCCGAAGCGCCCGGGATGGCGTCGGCCAGCTGGTTCCAGTTCTCCGTGGTCAGCTTGCCTGCGCCGGCGGTCTGGGTGAGCATCATCGCGACGCTCTTGAACGTGTCGGCGTTGCCGCCTGCGACCGCGTTGAGATTGCCGGCCGCCTCGGCGAGCTTCGCGTAGTTCGGCACGCCGTTCGCCGCCAATTGGGCGGTGGTGTTGCGGATGTCGTCGATGCCGTAGACGGTCTTGTTAGCATACTCCTGCGTGGACGTGGTCAGTTTCTTGATCTGGTCGGCCCCAACGCCGGCGAAATCAAGTGTCTGTGCGAACTTCTGCGTCGAATCCGATGCGTCGAGGATCTGCCCGGACAGGCCGGAGAACACGCCTATGACCTTCGTGGCGATGCTGGATGCGACGCCGCTGATCACGCCGAGCTTCGCGGAGAATCCCCTGGAGAAGCCCCCGCCGGCGGCGTCCCCGGCTTTCTGGCCGACCGATTTGGATGGCCCGTCGAACGCGCTTTCGATGGCCTTGCCCACGCCCTTCATGCTGGGCACGATCTGCACGTACGCCTGAGCCAGCTGGTATGCCATGACCATGCCTCTCTATTCAGTTATTCACTCGTTGTGGGTGAAGGGTTTCGTCTCCACGTCCGTGAATTCACGGCTCATGAACGCGTCGAGTTCGGCGACGGTCAGGGCCATGGGTTTGATGGTGCGCGTCGTCGACGCGGTCTCCCCGTCGTTTTCGGGCTTGGAGTGGTTCGCGGCAGGCGTGTCGGTGCTGTTGCCGGGTCTTGGCAGCGGTTCCGGCTGCGGGCCGCGTTTCTTCGGGTCGGCGTTGCCCCACATCCACATGTTCATCTGGTCTATGCGCGCCGCCGCCAGATACTGGTCAAGCGTCCACGCGACCGGAACGTCCAGCTTCTGCCAGATAAGGGAGCCGGCGGGCAGGTTCGCGGCCAACGCGGCCGTCTCCAACGGATCCAGCTCATAGACGCTAAGCCCGTATACGCGCCGCATGTCCGCCGCCAACTGGTCGGGGCAGGCATGCAACAGGTATACGAGCGTCAGGAGTTTGGGGCCGCGTCGTTGAGCTTCTCCATCAGCTCCTCGACGAATTCGCCCATGCTTTCACCGCTGATGCGCCCGGTGTCCGGATCGCGCAACGCGTCCTTGACCCTCGCGTAGCCGTCGCCAAGCACCTTGCGCAGGAACGGGATCACGGCCAGCGCGTTGCCCTCCGGATCCGACTGGTAGTCGTACAACAGTTCCACGAGCTCCCAATCGTCCATCAGTTTCGGGTCGATGGTCAGGGAGATGCCCTTGACGGTGACGGTGCGCGGCTTGCCCTGCGCGGGCCTGTGATCCTGCGGACGGTTGCCGGGGACGTTGTTGCTGGCGGGATTACCGGAACGGTGGCGGTTTCGTGACATGATGACTTCTCCAAAAGACTAGTGAAAACGACTTCCACGGTTGAACGAAGAAAGGTTCCCGCGTCGCGTGAAGTCGAGTGAAGCGCGACGCGGGAAGAACCGTTACTCGGCGGCCGGCGTCTCCTCGGCGGGTTCGGCGGTCTCCTCGGCGTTGACCTGGTCCACGACCTTGCCGGTCAGGGCCTCGGCGTTGACCTGGTCCACGACCTTGCCGGTCAGGGCCTCGGCGTTGACCTGGTCCACGACCTTGCCGGTCAGGGCCTCGGCGTTGACACTGCCCTCGGACGCGCTGGTCGCGACGCCGATGTATTCGATGGCGGTGACCCCGTTGCCCATGTCGTTTGCGGACACGGTGACGTCGTACACCTGAGCGTCGCCCGCATGCACCTGTCGGTCGCCGAACTCGGCGCGCGTGCCGTTGCCGATCACGAGGCGGTCCTTCACATTGCCGGTCATCGCGATCTCGAACACGAGCACGAAGCCATTGTCGGAGGGCATCTGGTGCTTGATGGTCATGCTCTTGTCGCTGCCAGTGACCGCGTCCTCGTTGTAGCGCAGTTTCGCGGCCTCGACGCGCAGCACCTCCAGCAGCGCGAACTGGTAGGACTCGGCGTAGCTGGTGATGACCTTCATCACGGTCGTGCCGTTGGCGTCCTTGATCTCGGTGGTGTCGGTGTCGGTCGTGTTGGTCAGACCGTCCTCGGACAGGTAGCCGAGCAGCTTGAACGCCGCGGCCAGCGGGGTGGAGGAATCAGTGGGCAGCACGGTGCCGGCTGGTGCCCAGTAGGCGTAGCCGCCGACCTTGAATTTGCCCAGCGACACCATGGTGGAATCGTTGGTTGTGGAATTAGCCATGATTTAGACCTTTCGTTAGTCGTCTGATTTGACGGTGAGTTGTATGAGTATCTGGTAGCGGGGCCGCCCGTCCGGCATGGGGAAATGCGTGCGGCCGGTGATGTCGATGTCGGCGACCTCGGGCAACTCCGTTATGCGTTTGAGGCGGGGGAGTATGAGTTTCGCCGCAGCCTCGGAGACCAGCCAGCGCGACTCGCCCCACACCTGCACCGCGATAAGCGGCAGGCTGCGGAACGGTTCGTCCGAGCCTCCCACCTGTTCGACGGTGACGAACGGCAGCGGATGCGTGGCGCTGGACTCGGCCGGCACATCGAACATCGCCGGATATTCGGCGTTGATCGTCGGGTCCGCGTTGAGCCAGTCCTGCACGAGTTTTTCAGCGTTCACGGCCATCAGCCGCCACCTCCCAACGCCTTGGCCAACGTGTTGTGGGCCGAGTTGTCGACAAACGCCTGATGGTTCTCGGCCTGCACGAGGGCGATGGTGCCCACGTTCGACGGGATCGCCGGCAGCACCCCGTACTGGGGTTTGCCGCCATGCGAGTTGTGGGCGAGCGCGTTCGCCCTCGCCGCGACCCGTTCGGCCTCCGCGTTGACGGCACCGATCACGTGCGGCGACTGGCGGAACGCGGTGAACGCCGGCAGGTTCAGTTTCACGTTGCTTGACATGCGTCATCCCTCCGTATCCGTCAGTTCGACGCTCAAATTCCACCGGGTGGGGGTAATCCCGCCGTCGACCGGCAATGGGTCGCCTATCACCCGATAGTCGTGGCCGCGTATGGTGACCAGCGCATTCCTGAGGCTCCGGTACGTCCAGACCCTCGGTATTGCGATCGTCAACGCGGCGGTGATACCGGCCGGCCGTGTGGAGTCGGCGGCGTTCTCGTCGGCTCCGGGCTTGACCAGCACGTCGTCGATGGTCTCCGTTTCCGTCCTGCAGACGGGCTTGTTGCCCCCATCCACCTCGCCGGTCGGCACGCGCCATGTGACGGTGATGGTTTCGCCATGCAGTCTCATGGGTTCACGCTCCCGTCGGACAGGTCGATGCTCCACATGCGTTGCACGCCGCAGCCCAGCGAGCGTTTCTCCGATTTCGTCAGATACAGATCCCCGTCAGGGTTGCTGTAGCTGTTGGCCTCGGTGAAACCGTTCGCGGTCTGCGTGGATTGGGTGACCCCGGCGACGTCCTCGTTGAGCATGGCGCGTTTGACCATCGCGCAGCAGATACGCCGCAGCGTGGTCTCCGAGGCCTGAGCCCAATTGGGGCAGTCGGTGATGATCTTGTCGCTCGCGTCGGCCAGCATCGTCTCCGCCTTGGCCCGTTCGGCGTCGGTGAGCTCATGCCAACGGGAGGCGAGATCATCGGCGCTGGCGAACGGGGGAGCGGGCACGTTCATGCCCGGATCAGCGTCATCGGCCATGAGCGCACCTCCCTCAGGCCGCGATCACACCGGCCGCACGCAGTTGGGCGAGCAGCGCGTTGATCTTGGCGTTCGCGGTCGTCGTATTCGCGTCGGCGGCGAGGTCCGGTACGGCCGCACCCTGCTTGACGCCACCCAACGCCGCAGCGGTCGCGGCTGGCAGCGTGTAGGCGGCAGGAATCGCCGGCTTGTTCGTCAAATCGTCGTACGAGCCGCTGAACGAGCTGGTGCCGGCACCGATGGCCTTGCGCGCCGCCGCAGCGTCAGTCGCCTTGAGCAGACTCTTGCCCGTATCCGTGGCACCGGCAAGCGTGTCGGCGGTCGGGGCCGTGACCGGGGCGACGAAGTCGAAGCCGCTGCCATCGGCCTTGACCTGCACGACCTTTCCGCGGCCGGTGCCGGCGGAATAGCCGCCGAGGCTGGCCGGCGTGACGCTGCCAGCAGATGGGGTGGAAGAACCGCCATTGAGGTCGATGGGTTTGCCCTTATCGTCGACGAACTGGGTTTCGATGACCGCCTGGCGGGCGGTGTTCGCCACCCCTGAGGTCAGGTGGTGGAATTCGACTGCCTGGCTCATCACTTGGCCGCCTTGCTGGTGGGTGCGTCGCCCTCGACCACAGCGAAGCGGTCGGTGAACACGTACCAGGCGTAGACGATCTCCAGTCGGAGCGCGATCTGGTTGTTGCGGCGCAGGTCGCCCTGCCCGTCCGGATCGCCGTAGGTGATGGTCTCCAACGGCAGATTGCGCTGCACGCCCCAATAGATGCCGTTCTTCCAGTCGCCGACGATCGCGCCGACCTTCGGCACCGTGTAGTCATCTCCGCCCGCGGGCGCGACGAACTCCGGGGCATTGACGGTGGTGGTCACCGATGCGGGAATGCCCTTGAACGAGTTCATGTTCACGCCGTAGCCCAGCTCCGGGTAGAGCGGGCGCTTCTGCGTGTCCTTCAGGGTGGCGAGGTCGAAGGCGTAGGAGCGGCTCATGGCGATGCCGTTTACGTCCCATCCTTCCTTGTCGTTGAGGATCAGACCGATGGCGGTCTCGATGTCGGTGTCCGGACTGGCGGTGCGGGCCACGCGCTTGGTCGTCTTGTTCAGGTAGTTCGTCCAAGCCTTGATAGGCTTGCCGGTCAGCGGGTTGAGGCGGTAGAACAGGCCGAGGTCGAGCGCGCGGGAAAGCGCCTTGGCACCCTCGGAGGCGAGCTTGTTGATGACGCCGAGCTGGTAGTCGGAGTCGGCCCACTGCACCTCCTGGTTGAAGCGCATGGTGACCTGCGTCTTGTGGGGTGCGGTCTTGACCACTCCGAACGAGCCGGTGGTGCTGGACTTCTGCACGCCCTCGTCCACGAACTCCGCCTTCGGACGGTTCTCGAACGTGACGATGCTGGTCTCGCCGAAGCGCATCGCCTTCTGCTGGGAAAGCACGCCTACGGCGCTGCCGGACTGCACCTGGTCGACGATGCCGTCCGCGATCTGGTTGGGCATGGCGGCGATGCCGCCTGCACCGAAAATAGCCATGATATTGGCTCCTTACTGTGAAATGGTTGGTTGCTAGTTGGAGAACACGTTGGAGGCGAACTGCAGCAGGTCGTTCGGCGCCACGTCCGGCTGCTTGCCGGGGTTCTTGACCTCGGGGAGCTTCCTGCCGGTCTGAGCGGCCACGTATTCGCTGATGGACTTCGCGTTGGCCTGCATCTCCTCCAACGTGGAGCCGGTGATGAGGTTCGCGGGCAGTCCGGTTTCGGAGGCGACCTGCGAACGCCATGCGTTCGACTGCTTCTCCGCCTTGAGCTCTTCGAGCTCCTTCTGGAGCTTCGCGGTCTTGGCGGCGGCCTTCTCCGCGTCGCTCATCTGCGACTGCTTGAGCTGTTCCAGCTCGTCGGCGGCGGTCTTGTTGGCCTTGGCACGCTTCTCCCACTCGCGTGAATGGGCGATGGCCTCCTCGTATTTGGCCTTGTAGTCGATGTCCTGCGATTCGCCGTTCGGCTCCTGTCCGGACTGTTGGTTTTCGGCCATGATTGTTCTCCTTATGGGTTGACGGGCCCTTTTCGGGCATAAAAAAACCACCCGTGCGGGTGGTCACAAAAAAATGTCGTTCTCGCTTAAATGAGAACGTCTCCGGGGAAATCCGTCCATGGGCGCGGTTTGCCGATATCGAGCCAATGCTGGATGTCGGCTTTCAGCTTTTCGTCATCGTCCGGATATGTTTCGCCGAAGTGGAAATAGATATCGTGGAATCTGCGGGCGTACTCGTCGAGCAGCGCATCGACTTCGTCACTCCAGGGCTTTGCCATTCAGCGCCTCCTTGACCATCCCGTTGAACATTTTCGTGGCGTTGGGGAAATACTTCTCCATTATCTCCCATGAATGCTCATCGGTTATCTGCGCCGCCATCATCTCGGCGAACGCTTCGGCCTCCTGGTTCCCGCTGGATTGGAAATACCCTTTTCTGTGTCCGAAACGGGAAAGCAGATAGGCGTAGTCGTCTCCTTGGCTTCCAAGGCCGGCCTGGAACATGTCGTGGATGGAGTGGTCCCCTTTCTTTTCGAGGTCCGCGGCGACGTCCATATAGAGTTGCCCAAGTGCGGCCTCTCGTCTGGCCTTGAGGCTGCCTCCCTGGACTTTCGCCAGACGCTCGTTGAAGGCTTGGCGCGCATCGGTGCTGAGCATGAGGGCGAAGGACTGCCCTTCGCGTGACAGCGCGGAGAAATACATCTGGGCCTTATCGTCGCCAAGTATCCAATCCAGCATGTGGGAGCATTCATGGACAAGGGTGTTGTATGGCGGGTGGCCCGGCTGGTGTTTTCCTACGGCGGCGAGATTCAGATATATGCCGCCATCCGAGGGGCTGAAATGGGCTTCGGTGTCATTGGGCAGTTTCGTGTCGAGTATCCTGTACTCGTTCGTGCCTCTGGAGAAGAGCTCGGCCGTGTCGTGATGCTTGGAATCGTTAAGCAGCTTGTTCAACGCCGAAACATGCCGCGAACCTATGGTCGCGGCAAAATCCGACTCCTTGGCGACACTGATTTTGTACGATGCGAACGAGTCGTTGTACCGGCCGGGCTGGGATTTCATGGCCGTGAGGATTTCCTTGAGCGTGGGCTGTTCGGATTCCATGGAATCACGGGCCTCGAGATACTCCCTGTATAGCTTGTCCGGGTCGTAGCCCTCGATTTTGGGGTTCTTCCTGTCCCAGCTGGGGATGATCTCGCAATCACAGTCCTTGTGGTATTGGCCGAGCGCCCCGGCCTTGTCCTCGCTGGCGTACACGAAGCCACGGGAGGCGAGCATGGCGCAGAACGCGCACGTCTTCGCGCCGGACGGCACTCGTGCGTACCGGGGCTTCGACGGGTCGTGTTTGGAGGCGCGCATGATGGTCTCGCGACCACCGGCCTTCACCCACCGGTCCATGCTGGCGTGCAGCCCGCGTTTCGCGGCATCGTAATCGGGGCCGCGGCCGTTTTTCTCGTCGTCCCAAAGGTGGCCGGCGAGACGACGCACCGTCTTCCTCATCGGCGCATCATCCGGGTCGTAGCGGCTGTCTACCGTGTAGTCGTCGTCTATGATCCACTTGTGGCGCACCTTCTCATACCATTCGGCGGCGGCCACGCTGTCGATGTTGCCGTATTTGCGGGCTATGGCGGGCACGAGCTCCAGCAGGGCGTCGCGCTGGTCGGCGGGATCGTCATACATGTTGATGACGGTCTCGAACACCTTGTCAAGCTCGCTCTGAGCCTGGGCCACCACCGACTGGTTCGCTTGGCTGAGTTTGTCCACTTGGTTGCGGCTGGGCGTTCGGCTGCTGCTGTCTGTCATCGACGCCTCCGTTCACCAATCGGTCGAGCACGCTGCCGGCCTTGTTCGCATTGACGGCATTCATGATCTGTGTCACATCGCTTTGGGGGAATCCGGCGTACCGCCAGCCGACCTCGGATTCGGCGAACGCCGGCTGCACGCCGGCTATCTTCGAGAACGAGTCGGCGCGGGCCGCGTCCGACACCTCGCGGGTCGGTGCCCATACCGGGGTGATGCGCGCGAGCTCGGTGGAATCCAAGTCCAGCGCCATGCCCACCGCGTCCTTCAGGGCGCGGGAGAACAGCCGGTTCTGACGGTCAGCCTCGCGGCTGAGCTTGCGTTCCGCGGCGGCCATGGCCTCGGCGGATGCGGGATTGTCCATCGTGATGCCCAGATCGTTGACGGGCACGTTCGTCTCGGAGGCCACCAGCATGGCGATGGTCTTGAGCATGTCCGAATGCGGTTGCATCGAGGCCTGTTGCACCTGCTGCAGGGTGGGCACGTCGCCGTCCTCGTCCTTGCTGATCGCGTTGATGGCGCTTATCAGGCTCTTCCACGTGTTTTCACTGAAGGCGTCGCGGTCGGCTCCGAGGAACCAGAGTTTCGGGGCCGCGTAGAATTCGGCGTTCGCCTCCATTCGAAGCATGGTGCGCACGCCGATATCGGTCAGGGACATCAACGGGCGCGTGATGCGCGAACGGCCGAACGGTCGGTTCAATTGCGGGTCGTAGCACAGGGAGACCACCGTGGGCCTGCCGTAATTCGTGTCCTGGCGTTCCGCGGACCACTTGCCCATACTGTTCGAGCACACGTAGACGCGGTTCGGCAGCCACACGTTGAAACCGGTGATGACGCCATGCTCGTCGGCGTCGGTGATGGTCAGCGCGTATCCGATCCGGTTATTGACCGAATCCCATATGGCCGCCGACCAATCCGCCGAACGGGGAATGATGGTCACCCCGCCAATGGTGCGGCTGATGGTGAGGAACGCGCATGAATGCGTGTAGGCGCTCACCACCGCCTGCGAGACGACGGTATCCAGGGCGTTCGACTCGAACACACCGGACACGTCGGCGGCCAAGCCCTCATCAGAGCCTCCGTCGATACTGAAGCCCTCGAACGCGCTCAGGTCGGCGAGCATGCGCACGGCCTTGGCCGGCCAGCCGATCATCACGGACACGTTCGACCTGATCTTGTCGGGAATGCTGATGCCGAAATCCTTGACCCGTTCGTGCGCCGAATAGTAAAGCGAGCGGAGAATATTGCCGTTCTGCTTCTGCAGCCACACCCGCAACAGACGCTCGATGATGTCCCAATCAGCCTCATCGATGCCTTTTATGGCTCGAATGGAGGGAAGGGATTCGCTGGCGAGGAACGGTTTGCCGCCTGCGGCGGTCACGATTTCACTGCTGACCATCAGACCATCACCCTCTGCTTCCTGCCCGGTTTGCGTTTGCTGACGAACGCCCCGCGCAATGCGACCGTGCACGCCTGCAACGGGCTGATGTCGATGTCGGAGCCTTTCTTGTTCCACGCCTTCAGCCCGTTGGGGCCGATGTCACGCAACGTGACGCCATGCGCGGCCATGGACAGTTGCGGCTGGTGCTCCGCGTCCAAATGCTGCAGGGTTCCGGCGTGGATCATGTCAAGCACCATTCCGGTCGCGGCACCCAGGTCACGTGACTGGGTGACGATCACTTTGATGTGTCGTTTCTGCAGGTCGGGCAAAAGGCTCATGGCCGGCGACTGCGCGTCGATGACCACCGCGCTGGTCTTCGGCCAGCGTTCCGCAAGCCAGTCCACCGCCCACGCGGTGCCCGACTGTTTCGCGTCACGGTATTCCTGCAAATTGATGAGCGCCGTACCGTCATCATGGCGTACGGCCATGCCGATGGCCAGGGCGCTGCGGTCGGGCGGCATATCCAAACCGAACGCAAGCCGGCCGTCCAAGTCCGGCTGCTCGATGTTGCCGGCCTCCCACTGCTGCGGGTCTATGGCCGAAATGCTGTTCTCCCCGTCCCAGATGCCCAAGCCCTCGCGGCGGAAGTTGTCATCGTCGCCGAGCAGCTTGCGCATGCGCAGGATGGCGGTCTCGGACGTGCGCTTCGGGAAACTCGGGTTGGCCTTCGCCCACTGTTCGCGGTCGTCGGGGTCGCAGTCGGGGTCGGCGCTGAATTCCACGTACAGCATGCCGTCCGTGTGTTTGAGCCCGTCACGCCTTTTGTCGGCGAACGTCTCGGACGGGTCGCCGGGCTGCGGGGGAGTGCCCATGAACACGATCAGCGGATTAGGGCTCACGTTCGTGGCCGGGATCATGTCGTTCAACGCCTTGACGGTGAGGATCTGCGCCTCGTCGAAGATCTCCACGTCCACCGCGTCGAAGCCACGGCCGAAACCCTGCTCGCGAGCGCCGAACATGACGCGCGAACCATTGCGGAACGCTATCTCCTGCTGGCCGTTCGCACGCCGGATATGCTCCACATGCCCGGCCATCAATTTGTTTTGTGCGAAGCCGCACATCGACTGGAACGTCTCGTCCGAGGTTCTGGTGCGGTGCGCGGTCCACAGCACCTTCAGGTTCGGCTGCATGGCGCACAGGAGGAACACGGCGGAGCCGATGGTGAACGTCTTGCCCACCTGACGGCATATCGATATGACAGTGCCGCCCTCGCCGCACGCATACAGGCCGTTCTCACGCTTGCCGAGCATGAGATACAGCAGTCCCTGCTGCCACAGGTCGTAGGTGATGCCCATGCGCGTGGCCGCACGCCGCAGCTTCGGGAAATCGCTGGAGACGATGCCCGATGGTTGGGAAAGCACTCGGGCGAGCTCAGACAATCGACGCTCCGACATCATCCACCTCGCTTGATTCCACGGACTCGTCGCCGAACAGATCGGTGCCGCCGGACAGTGCCTCGAGCTCCCGGCACACCGTGATGTACTGGCGGCTCAACGCCGGCAGATCGGATGTGCGGGTGTCGGGATCGTCCAACGCCTTCCTCAGCACGTCGCGCGTGTGGCGCAGCACATCCTCCATCGGCTCGTCCATCATCCGCTCGAGCTCACGGTTCGTCGGCAAAGGCGCGGGCTTCGCTTTCACCTTCGGTTTTGGTTCAATAGGCCTGTTGCCGGCCTTCCTCTGCCGGTACGCCTTCTGCTTGCATTTCGAAGAACAGTATTCGGCACCCTCTCGCGCGTCCTTGGGCAGCGGGGAGCCGCACACCGTGCAAATCCTCGCCATAACGCCTCCTAAAACCGTTGCCGGAGCCGTAACGCGTTACCGTTACCGAAACCGTGGGGAGATATCGGCCCTATGCGCCGGGGGGAGCCACTGCCGGTGGGGTGGGGTGTACCGCCCTGGGGTCACACGTCGAGCCGGGTGAATGGGATTGAAGTTGGTCGCGCTTGCATTCCTTTACCTTTGCCGTTGAGAATATTGGCGACTTCCCTGCGCGCCCATTCCAATGTGTGCGTGCCTTTGACCTGGTTGCACCATCGATGTGCGGCTCCGCTGTTGTTGTAGGTGAGCGTGCCGCCTCGTGCGATTGGGATTGTTTCGTCGAGCACGTAGCTCCACGGGTCAGGTGACTTCAGTGTGTAGTCGATTGGTCTGCCGCAAATGTAGCAGCATGTGTTGGCGGCTTTGACCCGCGCCCTGTTCTGCCTGCGCCTGTGCCCGTTGCGCTGGCGTGGGTTGTATCCGTTGCTGGCCATTGCTGTTGCCTCGTGTTCGTTGGGGTTGTTGGCGTGTCGTGGTGTTCTCCACTTGCATATCTATAGTAGTTGTGTTACTATAGATATGTCAGCCAAGGAAAGGAGGTGAACATGAAATGGACGGACGTCGTAACCGCGATCAGCGCAGTGGTCAGCAACGTGCTGTCGCTCGTGGCGATAGTCATCTCGCTGCGCAGGCCGCCACAGCATAAGCGGTGACGCAAGAGGGTTCCGAATATCCCAAGTATCCGGAACCCTCCGGTCCATCCTATTTCATGGAGCATCATGAAGACAACAAGAATGTTCGCGATCGCCGGCGTCGTATGCGCGCTGGTGTCGCTGTCGCTCGGGTTCGCGGGCAAGGCGGTCCCGGCCGGCCTGTTCGGGCTTGCCGCGGGACTGTGGTGCATCGCCACGGCGGTGATGGGAGGCCGGGAATGACGACTGAATACCTCGGCGTCAAGCAGGTCGCCGAACGCCTCGGCATCACCAGCGGCGGCCTGCTCAACCTCAAACTCCCGGAGCCCGACGCAATGATTGGCCGCACGCGCGGCTGGCTTCCGGAGACGATAGACAAGTGGAACGCGCAGCGTCCCGGACGCGGCGTCGGCGGTGGAAGGCCAAGGAAGGAGCATCATGAAAATTAAAGGCGCTATGCCGACGACGGAGGGAATCGTTGTGCCGGAGAGTCTCGCCGACCGCATCGACGTTCGGTGCACCGCGAAGTTACGGGATTACGAAACTAAGGCGATCAACCTTGCCCTGACGGTCATGGCGCAGCAATTCGCCTACGAGAAACCCGTCATTCGCAATCGGGCGCTTCTGGCATTCATTCCCGGTTTCACCCTGTCGATGTCGCTCGACGGCGATGAATTGGGCATGACGAAATCAATGCTTGTGTTCCCGCTGCGTCAATGGCGTGAGATCGCCGATAATGATCCGGACATCCCCTGCTTTGCGGTCATGGAGGAGATGTGTCATTGCTTTTACGGCATCGCGGACGAAACCGAGGTCAAGAAGAAGGTCGTGGGTATCGTCAGACGGTTCATCAAACAGTCGGTGACGTTTGAACAGGTGTTTCCTGGATGGGATTGCGAGACATCTTCACTTAGGTCTTCCACTGGCGATCATCGGCCCCGTAATTGATGGACGGCAGACGGAGCCAATGTCGCATCCACCTTCCACTCGCTTGGAAAGTAAAGGAGCATCCGTAGTGATTCCGGGGCTGAGTTCCTCTGCCATGTCGATGAGCATGTTCGCGAACCGGTCGCGAATCCATTGCTCGTCGATATCGATGTTGATGGGCTGTGCCATACGACGCTCCTTGTCGGACTGTGATGTGTTTGGTGGCTTGGGCGAGATTCGAATTCGCGAGAGAGTGTCGGTGTTTACTCCCTGTCGTGCTATCCCAGCATGACCGGTTAGGCCTCTACCGTACGCAAGCCGTGGCATGCGCGGTTGGCTTCGATCCAACGACCTGCGGTTTTGGAGACCGCTGCTCTACCTGCTGAGCTACGCGCATAGGTGGGTATGAGTAAAGCCCCTGAGATGTATGTCCCAGAGGCTTTCGCACTTATCCTGATACGGAGTATACCACGGGGTGGCAACAGCCTACTGCCGGCTGGAATATGCCATTGCCATGCTGACTATCTCCCTGATGCTGAATTCGTAGTATCCGCCTTCTATTGGCTTGCTGCTGGGGAGTTTGCCCCGGCGTATCCACATGATGATTACTTTGCGGCTGACCTCGTATCCGTAGTTGTCCTTGAGCCACTGGCTCATGCCCGCAGGGGTCTTGGTCAGGTGGATTGCCTCGGCCTTGTCTCGGCTCTGCTCGCGCAGCTCGACCACGTTGATTGGGTTGCCGCATTTGCATAGCAGCAGTGATTCGCCTTTCGCGGCCATGACCTCGCGTCCGCATTCGGGGCAGACGCCGATTATCCGGCGCGTGCGTGGCCTGCGGTCCACGAGCGGTTCGATGCGCTCGCAGGTGTGGATGAGCCATGTCAGCCAATGTCCCGAACGGCTGGCGCGGCATAGGTCGGGCAGTCGTCGTGGCGAGTCCCTGAGCAGGGTCTGCCATCTCGGACGGCTTTCCACGCCGGTTTCGTTCCACATGTCCTGCAAGCCGTCCTCGATCTGGTCGAGCATGTCCTGCGCGTGGAGGTTGATGGGCGCGGGCGCCGCGCCTCCTTGCGGTTTGCCGCCCGCTCCGGGTTCTCCGAGCTTGTAGGCGTGACGGGACACCTGTTGCAGGAGCATCATGTCGCGGCGGAGCCGGTGGAGCGTTTTCGCGTAGACGCGGCGGCAGTCCCGGCAGAGCGTCCATGGTGCCTCGACCTGTCGGCTGCCGCAGTATTGGCATGGTTCGGTGGTGATGAACATTATGTTGAAACCCTCCACGTTCCGGCTATGATGGTGCTTTGGTGAGCGTGCCCTCCGCCTGTTGGTGGAGGGTTTCGTTTTGTCTTTCGTTGGATTCAGTGTTTTTACGCTGAATTCAGTCATGTATTCGCGTGTGTTTATCGGTATTTTTCAGACCAGTGGTTCGATGAATTCCGGTGTCCACGCGTCCGCGCGTGATTTCGGCGGTTCGGGATGCTCGATCACGTACAGCACCTCGCTCAACGGCAAACCGAGGAGTTTCGCCGTGTACTCGGGTGTCGCGGCCTTGCCTTTATGCCATTTGAGTATCATCTCACGCTGGTTGTTCGTCGCGCTCATGATTCCTCCTTGAGTGTGGTGACATATTCGATGGCCTTGCGCTCACGTTTCGCGTACCTCCCGCACTTGCGTTTGAGACGTTTGAGGCTCAGGGTTGATGCCCTGAATTGCGCGGTCAGATGGTTGGTAAGCTGTACTCCGTTCATCCCTCCACCTCGATTTCTTCGCCATTCGTTGCAGATCTCTTTCGCAGAGCCGATTCAACACGTCGTTGCAGATCTCTTTCGCAGAGCCGATTCAACACGGGGTATAGCCATGCAGGCGGGGTCATGGGATTCCACACGGGGCATTTCTTCCAGTGTTTTTCGGCTCGGGGGCATCCGTATTGCCCGCAGTAGGGACATCGATGGTTTCGGCATTCCAATTGGCCAGTGCGGTGAACCTTGATCCAGCGTTTCTCGCACCAGTCACAGCAATGAGTGCTTCCTGTGAGCAGGCGTAAGACAGTTTGCGGAAACGATGGAGGTTCATCAATGATCGGGTGGATGTTCATGCTTCCACCGCCTTGTATCCGCATTCGGTCAGAGACTGCTCGTTAACAATCACGTCAGAGCCTGTGCCGTATGGGTCGTCCGCGACGAACAGTTCTGCTCCCGGTAGCACGTCTACACCTAGATACATGCCAGATCGGGAGGAGGTAAAGCAAGCCACCTTGGCTATGATGATTAATTCAGCATCCTGGTTGTTTCGGTATTTTTGGCCCACCTCGATGTTCATGCTTCCACCGCCTTGGCCGGACGGAACGGAGCTTGAGAGGTCACGTGCTTGCTGTTGAGGCCCGACCAAACAGACCCGGTGACGGGGGATTCCGGGTCACCGATAAGCAAAGCGACCAACTTCGAATTGTCCAGGCCGGAGATGGCGACGCTCCACAAGGCATTGTCCTTATCCCACCACAACCCGTCATGGTCGGGCAGCTTCGGCTTCCGACGCAAAGCGTAGGCGAAATCATCGGAGTCGATGCAGTACTCACCGTCTATCTCGCTGATGCGGATACGCAGGAGCATGTCGCCTAGAGGGTCAGGCTTGAGATCGATGACGCGGAAATGGTTTCCCTCCGTCGTGCAGGCAATATCGCCCACCTGCACGTTTTCGATGTTGTCGATGCGCTCATACTCGGGGTCATCCAACAGTTCGATGGATTGGATATTGTCCATTGGCTCAAAATCACAGGAAGAGTCATAGCCACGTGACGTGTACAAAGAACGGTTATCGCCTAAATCAATATCTCCTGTGTCATCTAACACTCCAGTAACAATGGTGCCGTTCTTCCATGTGGCCTTGACGTGCAGTCCGGCCATCTCCTTGCAGGTCTTGCCCTCCCAGAATGGTTTCTCACTGCTCATTGGTTTTCCTCCTTTTTGCCTGCTTCGAGCGCATCCAACAGTTCGTATTCGGCGAGCATGAGATGTGCCTGGGCACGGGTCATTGATTTCAGCGTCTGCGAGTCGCTGCCGGCCATCCAGCCGAGAGAGCTCACTTTCTCCTCGAGCGTGTGGGTCTGCGCCGCTAAGACGCGCAATCGTTCGTCAAGCAGTGCGGTCATCGGTTTCCTCCGTTTCGTCGTTGATTGATTGTTCGATTTCGATGCACAAATCAAGCGCCGCCGCGAACCCTCGCATGTAGGCGTACAATGCGGCCTCCGGTTTGCTCATGCCGCCGATCTCCGTGGCCTCCAAAAGCCACGCCATCGCATGCTCCTGCGGGGTTGGGAACTTGCCGGCCATCACGCGCCTCCCAGAATCGAGCCAAGCGGCGCCGCGCCGAGCCTCGAGGCTCCCGCGAAATGCGTGGCCGTGGAACGCTTCTTCGGCTGCGCGGCCGGAAGTTCGAACGGGTTGCGCGCGGTCAACGCCTGCTGCTGCGCCTGCTGCGGCGTGTTGCCGAGCATCCGCTGGCGGCGGTACATCCACGCCGCGTCCTCCGCCAGGTGCCTCGCCTCGCATTCGGCGGCTATCTGCGCCTCCGAGGGCTTCGACTCGTTGCGCATCCGGCGCACCATCGCGTTCACATCGCCCGAACCGCACCAGCGGCCCGAATCGTTCGCCGCGTAGAAGCGCTTCACCGCCTCCAACGCCTCGCCGAGCGTCATGTCCGCGCGAAGCTCCTCGTGGAACGTGCGCGCCTCCAGGTCGGTGATGGCCGCGTTGCCGTGGTGGACGCGAATCTTCGCCAAGACGAGCGTGCTCTCCTTGAGCGTCAGCATGTCAGAACTCCTTCCCGTGATTGGTTTTCGGCGGCTTCCTCGGCCGCATAGCGTGCTATCAGCGCCGCGTTCGCATCCTGGTTGGCCTGCGAACGGCTCCGTTGCGGAATGCTGCGGGACCGTGGTGACGGCCTTGCGTCCGGCTCCGCTTCGGGAGGCTCGCGAACCCAGTTGCGCGCGTAGAACTCGCTGCCGAGGAACTTTGAGAACTTGACGACGTAGCGCGGCTCGGTCGCGGCCACGTAGGAGCGTGCCTTGGCTTCGAGGAACCCTTCGGGGTCTTCGTGTCCCTCGCCTGCGGCCCTGACCACCTTCGGCCAGTCGATTTCGAGCTGGAAGCGCGTCTGGCTGGTCTTCCCGTCGAAACGGTTCGGCGGGTAGAACGATTCGATGCGTTCGAGCAGGTCATCGAAATCCGGTTTTGAGGGGGTAGGGGGAGTAAAAGAATTGTTATCTTTAGTTTTTAGTTTTTCGTTTTTAGTTAAAGGGGCCTCCGAAACTGGGCCGGACTTGGGCCCAGCCTCGGCCCGTTTCGGGCCGGACTTGGGCCCAGCCTCGGCCTCAGTCTCGGAATCGTTGGAATTCCGCCGATTCTGGTGCTTGAGATAATCGTGGATGAGCAGCGTCTCATCATCGAGTGCATCCCAGAAGCCGAGCTCCACGAGCAGTCTCACGTCATCGGGTGCGGCCATGATGCGACGCAGGGCGAGCTTGGACAGCCGGCCATCGGTCATGTTGTCGCTCGAGTAGCTGATGGACATCACCCATGCCGCGAACGCGCTCGGATGTTCCAAAGCGAGCGACATGGTCTTGTCGTTGAGCCACAGCTTATTGCTGAGCCTCGCGTACCCCTTCGGCTCCGTCATCGCCCTTGTCCTTTCTCTTGTCTCTCTGGCATTCGGCTATCATCGCCTGCAGTTCGGGGCTGGCCTCGATGATCTCGCTGAACTTCGGGCCATCCCCGCTGGGCTTGGGTTTGCGCCGGTAGCCGCCGCGCGCCTCGGTGCGACGGCTACCACCTATGAATGCGTGCGAGCTAGTCTTCGCCATGATCCGGTCCCAACGGCAGACCGTCATTCAGCAATAGTGCGAACCGTTCGAGCGGGAGCCAGACGAGCGTCGGGTTGGAGGGCACCGGCTTCGCCTCGCGGCGCAGACGGTTAGCGAGCTCGCGGCGCCCATCCAAGCCGGACAACGCGTGCCCCATGTGCGCGGAGAGGAACCGTTCGAGCGTCTCCACGTCGAACACGGCCATCTGATGGGCCATGCCCTTGAGGCTTTTCACGCCCACGCCCTTGCGATGCTGGACGAGCACCCCGTAGGGAGTGTCCATGTTCGCCATCTCCACCAGCAGTTCGCGCCAGTGTTTGCGGTAGTTCGGCTGTTTCGTGTCCTTGCATTCCACGCACACCGGCTCGCCACAGAACCGGACGCCGATCAGATCGCCCTGGTCGGCGTTGCCATGCAACGGCATGCGGTCGATGCGCGTGTCCTGCAAAGCCCACGCGAGGTAACGCACCGTCCACGTCTCAAGGCTCGTGCCCTTTTTCTTGGCGGGGTTAACCATTCTGCTCACCGTCCTCGTGTGCGGCTTCGATGGCGATGGTCTCGAAGTTCGGCTGCTCGGTGGGGAACATGCTTTTGAGCGTGTCCATCGTCTCCGCGATGGAGAACTCGGAACTGCATGAGATGTGGTCGCCCATCGTGTACTCGAAACGCTGGCCGCAGACACGGCACCAGCGCGGCAACGGGTTCCGTTTCAGCAGCTGCTGCGTCTCCCTCAGGTCGGTGGTGCCTTCCTGAGCCCATACGGGTTTCTTGCAGCGCGGGCACAACGACCAGGGGGGGCGTTTCACGACCGGTTTGGCCGGCGCGAACAGCTTCTTCATGGCCTTCTCCGTGGAACCGAACACCAAGGGCCACGAGTCCATGATCTGCTGATATCGTTCCTCCGGCCGGTCCTCGAAATCATCACGGAACCGGTTGAATTCCTCGATGCCGTGGAAGATATAGCTCGAGGCGAGCCACAGCAGGGTCACGGCCACGTAGTCGGGGTAATAGCGGTTAGGTTGCACGCTGACGCGCACGGTGGTGTCGTAGGAGAGTCCCGCCTCCGCGTCCAACGCGCTGTAGGACACCTCCATCGAGTGTGCGAGCGTAATCAATTGGTCTTTTTCAGCGTTCAATGTGATACTCCTCTTCGGCTTCCTCTTCGCATTCCGGGCATGGAATCGGCCGTGCCGGGTACAGCGTGCAGCCGTGCTTCGGGCAGACCGGTTCCACGTCCGTCGGCGTCTCATCGTGATACAGGTGCAACATGGTCAGAACTCCGGGTCGCTTCCGCCGTTGGCCCACGGGTCGGAGGCCGGTGGCTGCGACTGCTGGTATCCGCCCTGCGTCTGCTGCGTGTAGCCGCCCTGCGCGCCGTAACCCTGAGACTGTCCGCCGCCCTTCTGCCGAACGTTGGTGATGGCGACGGCGCTGGCGTTGACGTTGCAGCTCGCGGCCAATTCACCCTGCTTGGTCTGGTAGCCGTTGAACCCGTTGACCTCGCCAACGATGGTCACGTCCACGAGCTGGTCTTGATTCTGACGAAGTTGGTTGATCTGGTCGAACACGGGGTTGAGGTTCACGTAACCCGTAGGCCACACCGAATAGTTCTGTTCCGGCTGGCTGACCCAGTTGCCGTTACGGTCACGGTAGCCCGGCGACACAGAGACGCGCAGGAACCGTTTACCGTTCTTCGTCTCCTGCACGCTCCACGCCGTGCCCTGGATGATGATGCTCGTCCTGCCCGCCATGGTCACTCGCCTTCCTTCACGCTGGCCTTCAACTGGCCCAGCACCTTGTCAAGCTCCGCTTCGGTCAGCTCATCGCTTGCCTTCACCTCACGATTCAGAATCTTCGTGATGGTCTCGCACGCCTCCGCGTCCGAAGCCACGCCCAACGCCTGGAAGCGGCGAATCATCTCCGCACGCTTCACATCCACCGGGGAAGGCTCCGCCTCGGGCTGGGTTTCCTGTTGCGGCTGTTCGGACTCGTCCACGCTCACGTCAACCGGCGAATCATCCACCGTCTCGTCGGGCAGGGGGCGGAACAGTTCGGAATAGTCGGGCGTGGTCTCGTCGGAGACGGCCGCGGACTGGGCTTCGACGCTCACCGGGAGCCATTTGAAGCTGCGGCGCACCACCGTCTTCAACGCCATGGCCTCATAGTCGGTGCGCCATGGGCCCTTGTTGCCTGCGGGGCTGCGGCGTTTGACGGCCTCGACTTCTTCCTTGGTCATGTGCACGAACACGCTTCCTGCAGGCAGCAGCTGGGCGTTCACATACACGTCGGTCAGCGTGGCCTCGGTGTGCGGCACGCCACGGGTGGTGCGGAACTTGAAGTGCTGGCCGGTCTCATCCTCCCAGTAATCGAATTCGTCGCCCTGGTACACGGCCTGCGCGTGAATGCTCTTCAACTGGCCGGAACGACGGGCCAACGCGATCATGCCGCGATAGCCGAGCACGAACATGGCCTCCTTCTGGCCGGTGCGCATGTTCTTGTTACCGAATGGCAGGATGTAGGCCATGCCGAGCCCGTTCACGTTCGACGGTTCCAGACCGAGGCTCGTGCAGCGCATGAAGCATGACAACACCGATTCGACCGAGCAGCTGGCCAGCTGGGGTTCGCGGTTGATGGTGCTCACGTACATCTGGTAGAGGCGCTTCTCGCTCATCTCCTGCGGCATGACCGCCGCGATGCGAGGCCAGCTCTTCTCGAGCAGCTGCTTCATCTGGCGCTGCGGGTTCATGGCCTGCATCTGCACGTTCTGCGCCTGTGTCGCTAACTGTCCCATAATCGGTTCTCCTTTACTTGGTTTTCTTCGGTTTGATTTCGCTGAATCGGAAGGTGCGGCCCTCCCATGGTTCGACCACGCGCGTGTAGCCCTTGCGTGAGGAATGCTTGTAGGTGGCCTGCAGGTTGCCGCAGCGCACCCCCTCGTGGTCTCCGATGTAGGTGAGGATGCAGTCCTTCAGCTCCTCCTTGCGTGTCTTCAGTGCGTTGAGGTCGGCGGCCGCCTGCCTGTAGTCGGCCATGAGCTCGCGCAGATCAGTGCTGTCGCTCATGTCCTCGATGCCCTCCGCGGGCTCCGGGTAGGCTTTCGCCACGTCCGCGCCGGTGAGGGCGGGCATCTCGTCACGGGTGACGAAACCCCAGAAGTCCTCTGCCGCATGGATTACGGCGCTCACATCGTCCTCGTCGCGTTCGAAACGCACCTCCACCGGCTCCGCCTCGCCGATGTCCGCGTAGAAATACCCCCAGCGGAAGCCGGTGACGGCCATGTAATGCGTGACCTGAGCCACGTAGTAGGCGGGGGCGATAAGCTCGCCGGCGTCGTCATGCCAGTCGGTGCGGCCACGGTTCGCGTTCGCCGTCTTGATCTCGAGAATGCCCCACGAATCGCTCGCCTCGTCGTAGATGAAGCCGTCCAGCGAGGCGTGCATCAACGGGTAAGTCTTGGACACCAGGGAGATGTCGGTGCCGTCGATGACCTGGTATTCCGGGTGCAGGGCGCGGAATCGACGGCGCAGTTCGACCTCCAAGGCGTTGCCCTTGACGATCGCCCACTTGCCGCTGATATCCTCCGGCTGCTGACGGCCCGTCTTCTCCAACCACAGCTCGTACGGCGTGCTGTAGGGGTTGAGGCCGAGAATCGTGCCCATATCCGAACCGCCCACGCCCTTGGTGCGGAAGGCGAGCCACTCATCATGGCGCTGCCCCTTCGTTGCGCCAGCCTTCTTGAACCGGTGCACGTCGAACATGCCTGTTGCCTTCGCGGCCATGTTGATGGTCGCCCGTCTCATTGCACGTCCTCTTCAAGCGCGTCCAATGCCGCCTCGTGCACCGTCTTCAACGTCTCGAACAATGCCTTGGATGCGGTCAGGGCGTCATCGGCGATGTCGAGTTGCCCCTCTTCGATGGCGCGTTCGGTGACGTGAATCGAATACTTCATGGCGAGCGCGAGCAGCGACATGTATTCGTCATGATGATCCGCCGGGGCGAGTGCGCCGGCGATGAGGTCGAACAGTCCACTGGCGAGGCGTTCGAAGCCTTCCGGCACGTCATCCTCCGTCTCCGTCTCCGGTTCGTCCGTGTCTGGTTCGACGGTCAGGTGCTCGGCGCCCAATGCGTCTGTGAGCATTTCCTCGAACTGCTTGACGGTCGGCTTGTTGTGCGATTCGCCGACCTGCTGTTGCAGGCGCTCAGCCAGTCGCGTGATGTGTTCGCTCATTGTTTCTTTCCTCCGCTTGTGGTTGGTATGAGTCGTTCGATTGATTTCAGGAGCATGATTCTGAATGTTTCGCGGTCGGTCTCCCAGAGGATGCGGCGCATGTCCGTGTCCGTGAGGAACCGGCTTAGGAGTTTGTCCCAATCCTGTTCAGGCGTAGAGGCGCTGCTTGCGCGTCTGCTTGTTGATGCGGTCAAAACGGGCCACCTCCTCGACCTCGAAGCCCAGCACCTGCATGGTGTCGGGGTCGGTGACCGGCGTCGGCCCCCAGCCTCGCGTGAGCTTGTTCTGGATGGTCTTCTTCGCCTTCCCGTAATGTTCGGCGAGTTGTTCCACCGTCATCAGGTTTGGTATCGGCGCACTCATTGGGGTATCCTTTCTAGTGGAGTTTCTTTCCGCCCCAGTAGCCGCTGGGGCTTTTCTTTTTTGCGTAACCTTGCGGTCGTGGACGGCGATGGAATCGCACCATCTCCCGGCCGTGCCGGGGGCAACTTGCAGCCGCCCTTATGGCGGACGACGGAAGAACAGGAAAAACGTCGTCCACCGGCCCAAGAAAACCGACACCGTATCTGTCAGTTGTTTTTTCAGTTATCACGAGGGTTATTCGGTTTTCCTTCCGCTATGCCAGACGGTTTTCCACGCCGTCCGGCAAGACTTATTCGATGCCCGCCTCGCTCGACACCAGTGCGATCAGTCTGAGTGGAACGAACCCGAAGCCCATGAGCGCGGCCAAACCGTTGCCGATGGGGTGCGCGCACCCCATGTGGGACAGCATCCATCCGATGCACGCCGCGCACACGACGCTCCAGAACACGAGACGGCGCATGAAGCCGCGGGACGGTTCGCCCGGTTCCGGCTTACGGTAGCCGCTGAAATGACGGCCATACTCTTCGACAGACATCACGCCGCCTCCTTGTCGGCGAGCGCTATGAATGAGTCAGGGAGCATTGACATCGGTTCAACACGCAGACAATCCGCATAAACGGCAATCTGGCCGATGGAAATGGAGGCTTTCCCGCTGAGCTGTCGACGAAGGGTCACATAGGGTGTCCCTGATTGGTCGGAAAGCCACTTAACGGAGCGCTTCGCGGCTTCCAGCGCGGCTGCGATTTTATTTGCCACCTGTTTTGTGGTGCTCTCTTGATTAACCATATGGTTAATGTAAGCACCATTTGGATAGTTAGTCAAGTTAGTTTTTAATCTATATGGTTAATTTTCTCCCCGATATGTGTTATTCTTTATCCATGACCGAATATGGAGATCAATTTGCCGAAGCCATCGCAGAAGAGCTTCGAGCCCAAAAAGCCCGCATGGGGAAAACCAACGATGACATTGCAGAAGAAGTCGGGCTGAGTCCCGTCACCGTTCTTCGCTATCTAAAAGGACAAAGACAAATTCCCATCGATGTGTTTGGAGATCTATGCAAAGCGCTCGGAGCAAACGCCGCCGACATAACCCGCATCGCCTACGAGAAAGCGCAAACGGCATCGCGGATAGCGGAGACAAAACGTCTGGCACACAAGAGCGATGTCAGCCTTGCGGCTTACGGAGCAGAGGGAAAGGACTATTACATGAACCACGATGGAGAAGCATCGGCATGAAACGCCTTATTCCGTTCGACACGCACATGAACTATGGCCCCATGCGTATGGCGATTTATTCGAGCGGAATAGATGTCACCGTAGAAAGCGACATCTTAGACAATATGTGGGGTTGCTACTCAGAAGCAAACCGCGTCATTCTCATAGACAGAAGACTTACATACACCGCAAAAAAATGCGTGCTCATACACGAACTCGTCCATTGGCTGCACGCCGACTACCAATGCGGAATGCACGAGCAACGTACCAGATTGGAGGCCGCGCGGCTCCTAGTAGATTCGCAAAAATACCGTCAAGCAGAACAAACATACGGAGGAGCGCCTTGGCTCATAGCCTCGGAGCTCGACCTGACCATACAAACCATCACCGATTATCAGCAATGCCTACATGACTTTGCAGTAATCGCGCCTGAGAGGAGGTGTCTGATTGGAACACAAGCATGATGGAGTAATAAGGGCTGCCGTTCCCGTCGTTGGACAGTTTCTTTTCGACTCGGGCCAGTGCGTTCTGACCGGCGTGGCGCACCAGCTCTCCATAGACCATCTTCCGCGCGTCGAACTCAAACAGAGCCGCTCCGTCGCGGAAGATGCCGACATGCGGTTTGGCGTAGGAGCCCTTAGGCGTTGGAATCATGTCCAGGGACACCTCGATGTCAATGAAGCCCCTGCCGGACAACAGACTGTCCGCCATCGCGTTCGGTTTATAATCGCTGGCTTTAATGGAATCAACATCGTCCACGCTGTCCCATTTTCCGGCACCAATCATGGACGCTATGATCCGTTCGCTACGGCTTCTTCGTGTGGAGGGTGCGAGAGCCTTGATCGATTTGATGGTCGGTTCGTACCATTCATGCCAGACGCAACTAATAGTGCGCGCATGGACATCATCGAGATAGGCGCAAAGTCTGTCGTCGAAAACCACGCCGAATGGGAAACCGTGGTAGGAGAGCACGTAGCCGTTGCCGTTGCCACCTCCAAGGATATAGTCGAAGTCTTTGTTTCCATGGAATGGCACATTTGTCTTACGTCGAATGATTCCGGCTGTGAATATTTTGTCCCGTGGAATGTTCGCCACGACTGGTTCGTTATAGTTGTAGACGGTGTATTCGACTGTTCCGGCAACATGGGACTTGGCGGGAACCGGAATCGTATTCGTCGATTCTGCTTGTATCGCGACTTCGTCAACGGGAGTTTTCAAGGAAGTCGGCTTATTCCCGCTGCCGTCGAATCGATGCTTCCACGCGAATATGCCGATAAAGATGAAGAACGCCGAAAAGGCGAGAAGGGGCCAAGCGCCGAAGAAAACGAACAGCGCGCAAAAGACGGCCGCCGCATAGCACAGAATGGACAGAACCGTCAGCGTAACGGATTGTACAGTTGTTTTCCTTGCTCCGTGTTTGCTCATACCTCGATTCTACGAGCTGAGGAGTCATATACGTTAATCGCTTAGATAGAAGAATTGCCCTATCGGTCTTACACACCGATAGGGCGGTTGAAGATCCAGCTAGTTCAAGAAAGGAGGATGCTTCGCCTCCCATCCTACACGGGGCGAAGCCATGCCTGAAATGGCGAACGTTGACGAATTAAATCAAAATAAAGAACGCCTAATCTTGATAAAGAAACCAGTCGCATAACCTCTCGCACATGGAATACGAAACGGCTTGATTCCAACAAAAACGATGGTGCCGAAACACGGCGTTTTGCACGATGGAAGCTAGCAGAAGTTAGTAATTGCAAGGGCTCAGCAATGGTGCCGACGCTAATGCTGTATATTTGGTATTAGATTCACTCAGATTTGATAAAGGAACGAGGTGAGAAAATGAGTGAACGCGAATCAGGGGAAACCGCACGATACAGCGGAATCCTGCATCTCGGAGACGACATCGAGATACCCTGTGGCGTCATGGACGACGGCACCAGACTGCTCTCGGAGAGAGCAGTGACCAAGGCCCTCGGAGGCAAAAGGGGCGGCTCCCACTGGCTGCGTCAGAAAGAAGGCGTCCAACTACCTGTCTATGCCTCGGCCAACAACCTGCAACCCTACATTTCCGCATCCTTGGGAATAAAACTGGTGTCCCACCGACTGTGGAGAGCCAAGGGAACGGGCGGCTTCGGAGCATACGGAATAGACGCCACGGCCCTGCCGGAAATCTGCGAAGTGTACCTCAACGCGCGCAAGGCGGGAGCCCTCACGGCATCGCAGCAGCACATAGCCGAACAGGCTGAAGCGCTGATGATCGCCCTGGCCAAGGTCGGCGTCGTGGCCCTCGTGGACGAAGCCACCGGCTATCAGGCAGTAAGGCAACGCGACGAGCTCCAAAGACTCCTCAGCAAATACATAGCGGAGGAACTGCAACCATGGGCGAAACGGTTCCCTGACGAGTTCTACACGCAGATGTTCCGCCTGCGCGGATGGGATTACGGCAGCCTGGGCGCAGGCGGCAAGAAGCCGCGCATCGTAGGCAAGCTCACGAACGAAATAGTGTACGAACGGTTGCCCAGGGGCGTTCTGGAGGAATTGAAGCGGAAGAACCCGCCGACGGTCGAGGGGCGGAGAAAATACAAGCACCACCAATTCCTCACGGAGGACATTGGAGACGAGCATCTGGAACGTCAGATTAGTGCCGACATCACACTAATGCGTGCATCCGGCAGCTGGGCCGAGTTCGAGCGCCTGCTCGACCGAGCCTACCCCAAGTTCGGAGCAGTACAAGGGGAATTGGATATAGAAGACTAATTAATTGCCCTTCATGCTGTTCCAGCAGCGCGAAGGGCGGTGAAGCAAAATTATCAGTTTGTTCGAGATTGATAGCCGCTTCGCGCTCCAGTCTAGCAGCGAAGCGGAGAATGGAGCATTACCAATGGCGAACGTCACCAGATACAAGACCAGCAAAGGCGAAACCAGATACCGCGTGAGATACCGCAAGCCGAACGGCACCCAGACCGACAAACGCGGCTTCCGCCGCAAGATAGACGCGGAAAATTGGGCGGCCGAACACGTCACCATCGCAAAAGCAACCGATATGTTCGTTGACCCGCAGGCGGGGAACCGGCTCATAGCCGAACTGCACGATGAATGGCTGACCGAACGCAAACCGTTCTGGAAGCCCTCGCACATAGGCCGGGAGCAATGCCTGTGGCGCACTCATTGCATCGATGCATGGAGCGGGCGGAGAATCAACGGCATCACCCACGGCGAAGTGCAGCGCTGGGTCAGCGAACTCGCCTCGCGTCGTTCCGCGACCGTGGTCATCGGCGCGTACGGGATACTGGCCGCCATCTGCCGTAACGCCGTCCGCGACAAGCTCATACTCAATAATCCGTGCGAGGGCATCGAACTGCCCCGGAAGCCGCAGCGCAAGCAGAAGCGCGTCTACCTGACCGCCAGCCAGGTCATCGAATTCGCCGACGAGGCGCGCAACGCGAAACGGTTCGGCGATGTGCGACGCGCGCTCGTGCTCACGTTGGGCTTCTGCGGACTGCGATGGGGCGAGGCTTCCGGCCTGCGCGTCGAAGATGTGGACTTACGGCAGGGCGTGCTGCGTATCAGGCACAACACCGTGCAGGTCAACGGCAAGCCGGTCGATGGCACCCCGAAGAGCAGCGAGCAGCGCATCGTACCCATGCCACGCATCGTCATCGACGCGCTCGGGCCACTGCTCACGGACAAGAAGCCCCTTGACCGGGTGTTCACCGACCCTAACGGCCGTCCCATCCGCCAGCAGGCCGCGACCGACAATCCCACGAACCACTCATGGTGGCCGGAAGCCCTGCGCCGTCTCGGCTGGGATTCATCGATGTGGCCGTCCCCGCATGACATGCGTCACGCGTTCGCCTCACTGGCCGTCCATGCCGGGGCGAACGTCAAGGCCTTGCAAAGGGTTATGGGACATGCTTCGGCGAGCATGACACTGGACGTGTACGCCGACCTGTTCGACGGCGACCTGATGGATGTGGCCCACATGATCGACGCGACCATACAGATCGAGACCGGTCGTGGGGAATGTGGGCAAAATGTGGGCAAGACCGTTTCGGAGACACCGAAGGCAGGTAGAAAAACGTTGGAATCATTGGGTTCTGCGGTTTCGGTTGGGTAGGGTCCCGGAATTCGCCCACTTGGATTATGCCACTACCAAATCTGCGGCCTAATAAA